CAAGGCGATGCAAACCGGCACCCTGCGCGGGCAGGAATTTCAGAGCGTGCTGGAAAACGCGCCGCGTTTTGTGACCGCCCTGGAACAGAGCCTGGGCAAAACCCGCGCCGAACTGATTGCAATGGCGCGCGATGGCGACTTGACGATTGATAAATTAACTGGCGTAGCGAGCCAGCTTGCGCAATTGCGCGATGAAACCGAGGCGATGCCAACGACATTGGAAGATGCGCGCACGCGCTTTGGCAATGCCTGGCAGGATTTTGCCGAAGGCGTCAGCAAGAGCGTGAATGCCAACCAGGCATTGGTAAAAGTGGTTGAAGTGACCGCCGACAATCTGGGCAATATTGCCCTGGCCGCCGGTGCGGTGGCGCTGGCCTTTGGCGGGCGTTTGGTCGGCGCGTTGGTGGAATCCACTGCGGCCAAAATCAAGGCGACCGCGCAAACCAGAATTAACGCACAAGCCGAATTACAGGCCGCGCGTGCCGCGCAGACCGCCGCTGCCGGGCGGTTATCTGCCGTGCGCGCAGGCATCGGTGGCAATTTGTCTCTGGCCGCCGCCGAAGCGCAACTGGCGGCGGCACAGGCGCGAACCACGGCGGCGACCATTGCCGCATCCAGTGCATTACGCGCCAAAGCCGCTGCGGTGAATCTGGCAAAAGGCGCGCTGGCGATGTTCGGTGGCCCGGTCGGTCTGGCGGTCACGGCGCTGACCGCGTTTGTCTTGTGGGCGCGCAACAGCGCTGCCGAAGCCGAGCGCCTGGCCGAATCAGTGAAGACGAATTTTCAGAACGCAATGGGGACGTTCCGGGAATTTAATGAAGAAACCGCGAATGTGAATTTTTCCGGACTTGCGAGCGCGAATAAAACGCTGGAAGAAACGACGCAACTGGTCAAGCGGCTGGAATTGAATTATGCCGGTGCCGTGGATTCTTATGAGCGGGTCAAGGCGCAATGGAGCCAAGGATTGGCCGACACGCTGGATTCGCGGCAGAAATGGAGCGACCAACTGGATCAGGCGCGACTGAAATTGCAGCAACTGCAAGGCGAACAACAGCGGGATATTTCATTGACCGCGCAGATGGTGCAGCAAGCCGCAGGCATCACCAACGCCACTGAAAAGGAAACCCGCGCATTGCAGGATAAGCTGCGCGAATACTCCAATCTCGGACAGACGCTGGATGAAGTCAAACCGTTACTTGCGGATTATCTTGTCAAGAGTGGCGCGATCAAGGATCAAAATCAATTACTCGCCGCCAGCTTTGCCAATATTGCGCAGAGTATGAAGCGCGTTGATTGGGGTGAACTGGATAAAGCCCTTTCGCAGCAAATCGAAAGCGCCGAACTGC